ATGACTATTGATAACTGGCTCAATCAACTGTTTAACTCTTTCGCCGAACAACACAAACCCGCGTGGATGCCCCGGTGTCTGTGGCTATCGCCGCAGCAGAAGATAGAAATTATCCGTGAACTGGTCTGCCCGCTGAGTAAAAGGCCATAGAGGCATGATGATGAACGATGCGGACATCACGCTAACAACGAAGTCGTGAGTGAGTCCGCCATTCTCATTCATTTTTCTCTTCCAGTAACCGCTTGATATCATTTAGCTTCGCTGTCTGACGGCGCATTTCAAGCAGGTGGAGCGCTTCATACGCCTCAATACCAACGAGATTCTGTTCGCCCAGCATATCTAAATCCTCTACCAGTAACGCGACCTCTTCCTGCATGATTTTCGGTCTCATTGTCTCTCTCCTTCGGGTTAACCAGGTCTGTTGTCATCAAAAGACCAATCACAAACGGTAAGTATAACGGCAGCGGATCCTTTTTATGGATAAAGTCGCAGTAGTGGCGTAGCGCTACGCATACTTGTTTCGGTGTCGCTGGCAATAAAGCAGAAGATAATCTTCAAATGAGGGAGGTAAATTGAACGTTATCGCCTGTTGCACGACGTTAATACCGTAGTGTTCAAAATAATCACTGCGCGTTACGTGAAACTGGTCAATAAGTAACAATGGCTTAGGATCAGCCATCGTACTTTTTTGCTCGTCAATGACCTTCACTAAATATGTATCGGCGTCTGTCGCAATAACGTCATAACGAACAAGGCGATCGCCGGATTCTGCTGAAAGGTAGTGCGTTTTTATGGATGAATAAATCATTGGCTTACCCCTTTCCTGAGCGACTCAACAAAAGTATATGCGCTCAAATGAGGAGTGAAATAATAGTGTTCACATTTCGTACATTCTTAGTTACGTATTCCAGGTGATATCACATTTCTGCCAGAGCATATACGCAGCCCAGACTGTTACATAAATATTACTGCAACGCACATTGGCAGAAGCAGGATAAAAATAGGCGGGCCTGTTGAGCTAAGGAGTCCATGCTCAGGCAAATTTAGCCTTTACCCGGGAAGACAAGCGGTCCGCCAACGATTTCGACATCAAAATCATGACAGATCTCAAACCCTTCCGTAAGGTGCCAGACACCGGTCATTATTTTCCCTGTATCCATATCTTCAACTTTATCGTGGGTATAGTAAGCCACCTGCACAATACCCTGGTGCTGGATCCAGTAATAACCCTCTTTCATGGGTACGCTCTGCGTGCTACTCGCCGGGATGAGTGCTATGCAAGTTCACTCAAAGCACGGCAAAAGAGAAAGACTCAAAAAGGATAAAGGAGTCTTGCAAGGGGTCGAAACCGTGATGCCGGGTGCCTCCCGGTGCTCCTGACGGTCAGTCAGAAACGCTGTCGCTATTCACGACTTGCATGGTATGGAGACCAGCCCCGCCGCTGAGGGGGATTCATCACGTCAGAACTATTGGCTTATCGGCTTGCCAAACCTGACCGTATAAGTTTAGTCGCACCGGAAATGTTTCACCAGCCAGGCTCTCCGCTTTTGTGCGACATAATGAATTAATGCAAAGTAAACATATTCTTAACTACAAAATTAATAACAGATAGCGAAAAAACTCAACTTATTCCCCATCAGGCCGTTAATATAAATATGGGATAAAAAGTGAATGCAGATAGCCTGTCTGCCCGAGGAGAGAAAAATGCCTAAAATTTCTTTTGATCCTGAGTCCGGTGAACATAAAGTTATTGGTGTGATCACGACCGTCAATGTCAAACATGGCGGTTCCCTCTTCATTACTGAGACAGAAGATGGCGGTGTAACGACAACAACCGTCGAGTTTAATAACGGAGGGTACGTTTCTTCTACGCCAAAAGCCGAAGGGTTACGTGTCGCCAGCAAAGACGTACTGATTACCTATACTGACGATCCAAACAATAAAGGCGGCATCACAATGAATGTGACAATGGATGAGAGCGTCAAATAACTGCCTGGATTGTTTACAGTGAAAGCGTCGCTTTCAGGTTGTACGGCGACGCTTTTAACGATTCCTTATGCATTTCACCTCTGACTAGCTGGACGATTGCATTTTTCGCAATACGCTTTAACTTTCGTTTTGAATGTTTCCAGGTCGTCTTGCTCTGCAAGTAACATGATATTCCCCGGAAGATTGTTTATGTGTTCCCGGTGTACATCTGTCAGTTTTTGCAATGCAATCGGCTGCAGGATGACAGCAGAAATATTTATCCTTTTTTCACCTGACCGTTCAGACAGCGCTCTGATAGCGTCAGGAAGTACCCGGGCGCGCCGGCCATCACGCTGTTTATAATCGCACTCCCTCTCCTGAACAGGCTTTAGTACGGATTACTTTTAATGAATTGCCCGGCAATAACGACGTAATGGCATTATCAGCATACTATGGCGCTGCGTAACAAGAATAAGTTAACGGGAAAAAGCTCCAGATTAATAAACGTGTTCTGCTGTCAGAAACAAGCAGATTGCGGAATAATTCGACGGCACGGAATAAGAGCCGTCGAACCAGAGCAGAGTGCCGCGGCAGGATTACGAGCGCACAGCGCTTTCTTGCGGCGACTGTTTTGCCAGTGTACGCGCCAGAATCGAAGAATATAACGGTTTTCCGCCGAGAAATTGTGCGAGTAATGTCGCACCAAGACAGGTAATAATCATGGGCAGTATTAACTGATAATTATCTGTCATTTCCAGCACCAGAACGATACCCGTCAGTGGAGCACGAACAGAAGCAGCAAATAATGCCCCCATTCCGGCAATCGCGAACGTACCAGCCTCAAGCCCATAGGCCGGAAATAAATCGGCAACGCCTACACCATAGGCGGTACCCAGTACGGTCCCCAGCGCCAGCATTGGCGCGAAAATTCCGCCTGGCGCTCCGGAGCAAAAACACAGCAGTGTTGTCAGCAGACGGACCAGAAACATTACAATTAAGGCATAAAACGTAAAACCGCCGCGGGCGGCATCGGGGATCAACTCAAAACCACCACCGGCACCAGGCGCATAAAGTAGCGCAAGGATGCCACAGCCACCGCCAATACAACCCCCTATCACCAGAGTTCGTCCCGTTCGCCCGGCATAGATATGCTGAAAACCGTCCTGAAAAAGAAAAACGAGGCGGTTGAATAACACCCCCACGAGGCCAAATAACATCCCCAGCACCAGATAAAGCCACAAGGTATTGACTGGCGCGCTGGATAATTGCCCTACGGCAATAACCGGGTTTTCGCCATTAAAGATGCGAAAGACAATGCTGGCCATGATCACGCCAATAAAAACGGCTTTGATGGAGATAAGGTTGTAGCGAAATTGCGGTCTCATCTCTTCGAGAATAAAAAGGATACCCGCCAGCGGTGCATTAAACGCGGCGGCCAGTCCGGCAGCTGCCCCCGTAGCCAGTAATGAATGGCGGGCCTCACCATGTTTTATCCGCAGCAGGTCAGTAACCATGCGGCCGATATTACCGCCGAGCTGAACGGTTGGCCCTTCTCTGCCCAGCACCATACCTGCCCCAAGCGTTCCCATGCCGCCAAAAAACTTCACGGGTATAACACGCCACCAGCGTACAGGGCGTAATTCTTCCAGTGCACCTTCGATTTCCGGAATACCTGAACCCGATGCCTCAGGCGCAAAACGTCTGACGAGAAGATAACCAAGCATCGCCAGCAGCCCGGAGATAATAAAAGCCAGGATCCAAAGGGACCACCCGCTTAAGTTTGTCTGATGCAAAATACCTGTTCGCCAGTGCTGCACAGCATTCACAGCGCGAAAGAATGCAACACCTGCAAACCCAACGAGCGTACCGACAATTGCGGCGCAAATTAATACTGCGACTGGCGTCCGGTCACGGTACAGCAACGCTTTAAACATGCTTTTGCGTGCAAGTTCTGTTTCAGGAACCTGCACATCTGATGAGCCAGGAAAAATCATTATTAGCTATGTCATCTACCAACAAGGGAGGAGAGTTTAACGCACCTTACATCGAATAAACAAAAACGATGTCGTTACAGGACGTATCACCTCCATTAAAAGAGCGCTTTGCGCCAGGAATAACGCACTGTCGTGTTGATGTCATCCCGCTGTCGTGCGCAAGTCGTGTTGTTCTCTGCTGCCCCCCTGCATACTTGCGCCGGGTAAAACATTCAGTCAGGAGTATAATCATGACCATTTTCGACATCATCAGTCACACCCCGTTCTGGGTATGGATACTTTTTGTTTTTCTTATTATGCGGGGTTATGCCGCACTCTCAGAGCGAGAAATGAATGTCAGCCAGTTGTTTATTTTACCGCTGCTCTTTCTGGTTTGGGGGATATGGGGTTTAAAAGAGGAATTTAATTTTAATATTGCTTCATTAACAGGGATGTCAATCGGGCTGGCATTTGGTATTCTGGCCGGGTGGAAGTTATGGGAAAATCAACCGCGTTTAAAAAACAAACCACATAGCGAAAAAATCATTCGGGCGGGCACGCCCCTGACGTTGATCTTTATTATTATTGCCTTTGGCTCGAAATATTGTCTGCTGGTTTGGTTATCTTTGCATCCTGTGATGCATCATGCAGTGCCATTCAGCGCCTTGTTCGGCGTTATTACCGGACTTGTTGATGGCTTGTTCTGGGGTGGGACACTGAATCTTTTTTCCTCATGGCGCAAAATGTCGCCATATGTACGAGGCGCATAAGCCGTCAGTAAATGATGCGGCCTGCTGTATTAACGCAGGCCCACAACATATTTACTCCTCACTGTTAAGTACAAGCTTATTATAAGCTTCTAAAAGATGCATTTGAGAAACATAGCGGTCTGCGACAAAAGAGATGGCACCACATTTACCATTGCTAAATGTTACAAACGCAATCTCTATAGCCAGGCTTCTTACAACCGCCCCCGGATAAATACAATTAATCTTACGTTCATAAGGTCTGACGTCGATTAATTCAGCAGGTTTATCCTTAATAAATAAAAGAACTTTCCTCATTTTGCATTCACATTAATAAACACGTACCTGAGTGGAGTGTAATTATTACATCACACTGGCTGGCATATTAATTTCAGGAATAATCTGAGAGCAAATGTTACTTAGCGAAACGGCTCAGATTCCAGGCTTACTTTCCTCTCCCCTTCACAGTCGGAAGTAAGCAAACAAAATACAACCAGGAGGATCAGTCAGCATGATTGAAATAATCAAATATTCAAAAGCCATGCGACCATCGTCTAAAGATAGTCATACTTCGTTAATTATTACATGAATTAATTATTTCATTATCAACTATGTCGTTTGAATCACAATATGTCTCTACGGCAAGCGCTTTGATTTAACATTTATGTAATATTTAATAACCATACATAAAAAAACCGGGTATCACACCCGGTTCTCCTTTCTGGCTAAAAACGCGTTACTCGCTCAGGCCTCGGTTTTTCAGCATCGGTTCAATCTGCGGATCATGACCGCGCCACTGGCGATAAAGTTCAGCTAAATCAGTACTATTGCCACGCGACAAAATCGCTTCGCGGAATCGTTGCCCGTTTTCTCGGGATAAACCGCCCTGCTCCACAAACCACTGGAAGCCATCGTCCGCCAGCATTTGCGTCCACAGATAGGCGTAATAACCCGCTGCGTAACCGCCGCCGAAGATATGGGCAAAGCATATGATTCAATTGATCACTTTATTCAACATAAACAAAGAGTTAACGCCTTATTTACACTGCATTTTCGCCAGTTAAAACCATAAATGGAATCTTATATTATTCAGTACGTTGCATATCATTTTGGGGAAATATCTAAATCTTTAATCCATCTTTCCTACTAAAAATGAGCAAATTTTGCACAAAATGAAGGCGAAAGAACACTTGATCTCCTGTTTCATCAAGACGAGTAAACTAGAATCGATTGACTGATACGACTTTGTGCATTCGTAAAAATACGTTTAGTTTGGGTGCCATGAACTTTGTGGTCATATAGGCCACTGTGATATTTTATGTTTTTGTGAAAAGAACATTAACAGCAGAGTCTAAAAGACTAAACTTTAAGAGGAGCATTTCCATGATGAAGTCAGAAATAAAAAATAAGAGCCATGAACCTCCGGATGGTCTTCCTCGTTATCGTCTTCTGACAGGTAAGGACGACTCTAAATTTTGCCATCGGGTTTCAGAAGCACTTGCGCTGGGTTATCAACTGTATGGTTCCCCCGCCGCGACATTTAACGGGCAGGATGTGATTGTTGCACAGGCCATAATATGGCCTGATGTACAGCGGAAATAAAGCTTCTTAGCAAGGAATCTCTTACAGCGTCCGGAATCCGTCCGGTGCTGTTCTTTACCGTCTGTGTCTGTCGTAAGGAAATTTCATCATACATCGCGACACATTTTTTCTTTACTCAGGCCATCTTATTGCTTCTGTCTTCCCTGTTTGTCAGAAGTCTAGGCCGCAGTAATCGCCTCTCCATGCTTTAATCAACGAAATGTCGGTTGCAAATTAAACTACCATTCTTAACAGCAAAGGCGGGATCCCCCCCCTCCATTCACCGGGATCCAGTGCCTAATAATGTGCGCATGATGCACATTGTTGTGTCCGTTCCTGGCACGGAGCAGACATGCCAGGTAAGGCGAAGGTCCGTTTTGAGCGAGAAGCGAACGTTAACATATCTGCTAATTTGGCAAAAATTAGTTATGAGCATATGAACCTATGTGGTCAAAATGCTAAGTTACAAAAGACTACTTAAGTTTATTACCCATGTGGAGAGAGTTTAATACGCGTAACCATAAGATGTATTTTAACTACAGATGATGCCTGTTTGTAATAGAGTTGTAGTATAATACTACTTATCATAATTTTAGCACTCAATAAAAAGTTAATGACAATTTTTATATGAGATTCAAAAAGTGACTAGCTAAGGGACGAATAATTTGAAAACGCTATCTGCAGAGGGGAGAGAAATCTTCAAAAATCTTTTAGTCGAACTGGCACGCGCCTATAGCCTTTGGGTAAAAGATCGTAACTTATACTATCAAACAATTAGTAACTCAAATTTGACTTTCACTATCATTGACGCACCAATCGACTTAAAAAATGAAATCTCAAAAAGAATTAAAGAAGGTGAATTATGTATTTATCAGTTGTTTCACTCAAAAGAATCAATAAATTTCACGAGACATTTATGCGAAGTTATCCGAAAATGTGCAAACCTTAATTGCTTTCCTGCAGAACTATTCTCAATAATAAATCAAGTCACATATGAATACATTAACTTCACCCTAGACGATTTCTACGAAATAATTGAAGGAAATTATGACAAACCTATTATTCGCGAAGCTTGCTTTGAAAGCATTTTAACATCAAGAATAACAACATTTAAAAAAAGTTTTTCATCCACCCTTTACCAATTTCCAGTTGTTGTTTTTGGCTTAGATAAAGAAACAAAATTAGGTGACAATGTCCTACTAAAACCTATAGATTCTCTTGGTTTACAACAAAAAGAATTATTGCTTTTCAACGAAACACGAATTTATAAAAGCAATTTCTACCTAGAAATTTTCGTTAAGGAAAAATGCAGCAAAGGCTTGTCATTACAGCTAGCTGAAAAAGCTAAAAACACAACATTTAATATTCTAAAACTTTTAGCTACACGCCTATCCCCTAATGCAATCCCACTAATTACTTCTGATGACAGGGTTAAAAATCCATTTCACTTTTATCGATATGGAAAAAATCGCAATAGTCTTTTCAATGCAACAACTCATAATTTTCCTAACTTTCAATTCCAATCAAAAATGTTTTGGAATGAATTTCATCAAACTCAATATATTCAGGACAGTTTAATTCCCATTGCATTCCAAATCGTGGAATTACTTTTAATTCCCAATTTTTCTTCCGAACGTGTCGTTGATAGATTTGAACGTGCCCTTTTATGGTACGGCGATGCTGTTACAGAGTATATTTCATTTCAGCAAATTCAGAAAATTGTTAGCTCACTGGAAGCATTAGTTAACTTCCATGAAGAAAACGTCACAGAAAATTTCAAAACAAGGATAACGAACTTACATATTAGCTACAATGGTCTTGATGAAAAAATAAAAATGAAAGCGAATCAACTTTATGATGCGCGCTCAAAAATCGTTCATGGCTCCTCTCATGATGAATCATTTGATTTTTGCATAATTGATTTTAGTTCTGAAACGCTACTACGTGCCATATATTACTTTTCTATTTTTGGGTTTGATAAAAAAAGATTTAATAAGTCTCTACCAAGATTCTTAAATGACATACCTAACAATATTGAACGTAGAACAAGCGACTATAATCATTAAGAGTTAAAACGTGGTTCCATAATATTATTAAAGAGATAAAACATTGTTATGATATTGGTTAAATTTTGTAACTCCGTTTACACATTGCTGAAACTCTAATTTAAAGTGAGAACAGTCAAGAATCCTTGTTGGCGAGTGTGATGGATCGACAAATTTTTTGGCAACTCACCAACACTACAAACTGACTGACCTATTCCTGGTCTATTAACATATTGTGAGGTAAGCAATGTCCGCTCCTGGCACACGGCGGACCACTGACCCGCAACTTCGAACCAATCCATATGACGCAGCATTACATAGTTAGCATCAAATCAACCATTGAATTTTCTGAACAAATAAGCCATTATCACCGGCAAAACAATCAACAAGTAACAACAACTAACTTATTGATTATAAAAACGATACTTTTAGTTTTGGGGAATGCTTTTACATATTAAAAAGGGATTTTAAATCAGGCGTATTAATCATCAAACCAACGTGTTACATGAAATTTTCGCCCATAGCTTTGCAATTCCCTCGTATTAAACTCAGTAAGTTATATAAGTAGTATTCTTACAATGGCGAATGTTATTATATTGACATAGTGGTGCCAATCATCAAAAAACGGTTCAATTTTCATTGTATAGCCCCCATTCTCATGAGCCAGATCCTTTAAACTTCATTAACTCTTTAAGAATTGAAATTATACTTCTATCTTCTATTCCTTTTATTCTTTCTTTTTCCAAAGAAACTGTTGTCTGCCCTTTCGATAGAATGAAATTTCGCTCTGTCGTCATAAGACTTTTAATAACCTCGGACATTAACTCTTCGTTTTTAACATCTCTTAAGAATTTAATCGCGAGAACCTTCGCCTCAATATTAGTTAATTCATTCTGAAAGTATTTAACTTCATCAAATCCATTTCTATATAATTTCAAAAAAAAGTATGCGAATATTTCTATGACGAGGACAAATGATATTCTTGGTATCATATGAATAACATACTCTACCATATTATTTGAACCAGGCTGATTCGCAACTGCATATCCCAAATAAAACATCCCGAACAATGCAATAACAGAGCCAATGCCTAGATTAGACCCCCCTCGCCGGTTTACCCTGTCAATCTCACTTTTGATTCTAATGACCATATTTTCATAGTGATCATTAATGCTTACTTGCTCTCGAATATTTTGTATATCTTTTTTTAGATCCAAAGAAGCATCTAGAATCAACTTCCCTGCAATTTTTTTCTTAATCTCCTGAATTAACTCCTCTTGCTGGCCTTCACTTAGTTCAGCTTGACTATATTTAATTTGATTATTAGATAATCTCTCCACTTCTTTTCTTAACGCCAATATTTCATTTTTCAGATAGTCATCATTATCTGTTGATGTGTTTTTCCTATGGCTATCTTTTCCAATATCTTTATTAAGATACTTAATTAATTCCGTTGCGACAGTGATTAACGTAAGGGCTACTAATGTAGTCATCACAATTTTAGTGCCAGTAATACCTAGAAACCTTTCCAGAATAGAATTATTAAGATACATAATTGCCGGAATAAAAGATAATATGCAATACTTAACAGCGAGAGTTAATATTTCCTTATTCATGATTTTTCTCTACGTTATACCTTGTAAATAAATGTGTAATGAGCATATTTTATCTTTGGTCTGCCGTTTTGTCATGGGGTGTCAGGGGGCAGAGATTCAAATCCTCTCGTGCCGACCAAAATTCCCTAACTAAACCAAGCTCTTATGGTTGGTTTTTTTTATGCCAAAAATATGCGCATGGTAAAACAATAGCAAAATGATAGTAATACCCCTGTCAAATTCTTAAAGCTGAACACCCAGTCTTTACGTAGATACAAGAACACTTCATTATCAGATTACCTTGTAAATCTTGATCCGCTTACCGGTGCGCACCGCTTTTCTCTCTTCCTCTATACTTTCAGTCTAACTGGCTGGAGGTGCACATGTGCGGACGATTTGCCCAAGCGCAAACGCGTGAAGAATATCTGGTATACCTAGCGGAAGAAGCCGAACGCGACATAGCTTATGACCCCGAGCCGATTGGCCGGTATAACGTCGCTCCTGGCACGAAAGTTCTCCTACTCAGTGAACGTGACGAGAAACTACATCTTGATCCTGTGATCTGGGGTTACGCACCCGGGTGGTGGGATAAAGCACCATTGATTAATGCTCGCGTCGAGACAGCAGCCACCAGCAGAATGTTTAAACCACTATGGCAGCATGGTCGGGCTATTTGTTTCGCTGACGGCTGGTTTGAATGGAAAAAGGAAGGTGACAAGAAACAGCCCTACTTCATTCACCGCGCCGGCGGTCAACCGATTTTCATGGCAGCGATCGGCAGCGCCCCGTTCGAACGTGGCGACGAGGCTGAGGGGTTTCTCATTGTGACTTCCGCTGCAGATAAAGGCATGGTCGATATTCACGACAGGAGACCGTTGGTATTGACGCCGGAAGCGGCCATGGAATGGATGCGACAGGATATTGGTGGGAAGGAGGCGGGAAGAATCGCAGCCGAGGGGGCTGTTCCAGCAGACCACTTTACATGGCATGCCGTAGATCGCTCTGTTGGGAACGTAAAAAATCAAAGTTCTGGCCTCATAATGCCTATATCATAAGCCTCAATATTGCCAATAAGGAGGGCCAGTACATGGCTGGTTATTATCAACGGGCTGTCACTCTCAAAGACATGCCATTTATCATGGATGAGTTAACTAAGGGAGCTAAAACCGGCAACTTTTCGAAAGAATTTCTCGATCCGCGAAAAGGCAAAGTATTAGAAGTACAATTGAGGGACGTAATCAGGCGTGGTGAATCAGGAGAATACACAGGGCATTATTTGTATATTCTGATCCGTGAGGCAGATGAAAAGCAGATCGGTTTCATTTGGTTAATGGTTGCTCGTGGACCAATTGACCAGCCAGTCCTCGAAATTCGCGCCGTTAATATCAATTCGGAGTTCAGGGGGAAAGGCTTTGCTAAACTCATACTTGATGAGTGGCTTACTGCCTATCCTCAACATCCGTTTCAAGCAACTTGTTTCTCAGACTCCAGCCAAATGGCAGACATGCTGCACCGTAGGGGCTTCAAAACACTAAGCACGTCACCTACTGGCAAGCAATCTTTGTTTCGTGAGGCAAATTCCCTCACCTGACAATCGGTAAATCAGAAAATCTCGTCGTATAACGCGGCGAGAGCATCTCCCTCTTCATCTGCCACTGTTGCTGGATGCCCTGCCCAGCGAAATACAGTGTGCCTTTTCCTTCTTTGGCATTTAGCTGATCTAACAATGTCATCAGTTGTTCGCTGTCACGACGCGGTGCGTTGTCGTCGAACAAATTCAACTGCGCTACGCCCTGACTGAAAAAGTCGCCCAGCATAACTCCGGCTTTCTGGTACCGATGACCATCACGCCAGATTTTGTCCAGGCAGCGCGTTGCCGCACCGATTATGTCCCTGCTGTCCTGCGTTGGAGTCAGCAGCTTCACTGAGGCACTGTTACCGTAATAGGGTTCGTTAAGCGCGAACGGGCTCGTTTTCACGAACGCAGAAATAAAGCGGCAATACTGATGTTCACTACGAAGTTTTTCTGATGCGCGGGCCGCGTAGCTGCATATTGCCTGCCTCATTTCGTCATAGTCGGTGATACGACCGCCGAAAGAGCGTGAACAAACTATCTCCTGTTTGGCCGGGGCAAACTCCTCCAGTTCGAGGCAGGGCTCTCCGCGTAGCTCCCGGATGGTTCGCTCCAGCACCACATTAAAGTGTTTACGGATTACCCAGGTGCTTTGCTCGGATAAATCGAGGGCTGTTTTAACACCCATCGCATTAAGCTTTTTGGTGATGCGCCGCCCCACTCCCCAGACGTCCTCAACCGGAACCAGGGCCATCAGCCGCCGCTGGCGATCAACATTTGACAGGTCAACTACCCCGCCAGTCTGCTTTTGCCATTTTTTGGCGGCATGGTTCGCCAGTTTCGCCAGAGTCTTTGTTGGTGCGATTCCGACACCTACTGTCAGGTGAGTACGCTGCAGAACGGTTGCGCGAATCTCACGCCCAAACTCCTCCAACACCCGGCAATTACGGACACCCGTCAGGTCACAAAAAGCTTCATCGATTGAGTATATTTCCACGCGCGGTGACATCTCTTCCAGCGTAGTCATCACCCGGTGGCTCATATCAGCGTAAAGCTCGTAGTTGCTACTGAACGCTACGATTCCGTGCTTTTTGAACATATCTTTCTGTTTGAAGTAAGGTTCGCCCATTACAACGAACGGTTTCGCCTCAGCGCTCCTGGCTATTACGCAACCGTCATTATTTGATAAAACAACGACTGGTCTCCCTTTCAAATCAGGTCGAAACACGGTTTCGCAGGACGCGTAAAACGAATTGACGTCACAGAGCGCGAACAAGGTTAACCACCGCTTTCACGATAAAGGTCACCACTCCAAAAATGTCGAGTGTGTCCTCGCTTGTCACTCGAATCGGTTGATATGAGCTGTTCATTGGATTCAGTTGAATCGTTGGTCGGAGTTGCAGTCGTTTCACTGTAAATTCACCGTCTACCGCAGCGATGACGATATCGCCATGCTGAGCAGTACGAGAGCTATCCACCACCAGCAAATCTCCTTCGCTGATTCCAGCTTCGATCATCGAGTCACCACTGGCTTTGACGAAATACGTCGCGCTGGGGTGATGAATGAGAAGTTCGTTCAAATCAATTCTCTGCTCAACATAATCCGCTGCGGGACTCGGAAATCCGCACGGAACAAGGTCACTGAACAAAGGTAGCGCGACAACTGCGCGCGGAAAATCGGCTGGTTTGATGAATTGCATACGACACACCCACTTATACTGTTTTTATATACAGTAGTTTTTTAAGCACAAATGATCAAGATAGCGCTTCGTTTGTGGGTGAGTGAAGATTGAGCAGTTTGCGTTAAAGCGCCATTTGAATGAAGTGCTTAGTTGGAGTGTAAATTTTCAGGCCTCTGGTACCTCGGATTTTGTTGTCTCCAGTTCAGCAACGCGCGCCGTCAATGCATCAATCTGTACCATTAACGCCAGAATCGCCTCATGATGCAGCGCTGCCGCCACACCCGCCGTGTCAGGACTCAGAACATCTTTAATTACGGTACCGTCGTCCAGCTCTCTGTTGCCAGTGACAAAAACGTTATCCGGGAATACGGACTGGACCTCCTGAGCAATGAACCCGATGCCAGGCGAGACACCGTCCAGACGTTTCCACGAAACACCACGGATCATCTTCATTTTTTCAAGCGGGTCCGCAATGCGTTCGATTTCAGTTTTCAGACGCTCGTCAGAGTTTGCAATCCACGAACCCGGCGCAGTCGCAGAACCGCCCTGGTCAAACACATAGCGCGTGTAATTCCCTGTGGAACTGGTCTGAATCGCAATAATCGCGCGTGAGCCACTGCCCTGAACCACCGAACCATGAAACAAAACCTGCACCTGCTGATAAACGCCGCTTGACCAGCCTGCGCTGAATAATGGGGTCACTGTTTCTGTCCCCGTCGCGGGAGTTGTGGCAGGTGATGCGGCACGAATGTAGGTGTCCCCTGTAATGATTCCGCCACTTTTCCCGTTAATTGTATTCAGCCGCGAATCATTGCCCTGGCAAAATGACCCGGCGACGGTGCCGAACGGATTTGTTAATCCCGTCCCGCCCTGCCCCTGGCTGAGCGGTGTTGTTAGCCCTGACAGACTGGTGATATCGGAGTTCGCCCCTTTTTTTGCCAGCGACTTCTGACCGGGAACCATGATGGCTACACCGTTAATCGTGATAGTGACGTCACCCGCCCCGTTCATCACGTCGGCGAAGCCGCTCATATTCCGCTGATATAGTGTCAGTGTCTCAGCGATATTCTGCGCCAGTCCGTCAACGCTCAGCGAATCACTCAGCAGGATGGCGTAAGCGGTACCGGCTGCAATTGCCGGGTTTGCCGCTGGCGTTACGGTGAGCTGGGTTGCGCTGTTGATTGCCGTTATCTGGAATACCTGTACCGGGTTTGCCAGAGTGACCAGAGTGCACCCAACGCGGATCAATGACCCTGCGGCTGTAAAGTTCGTGCCAGTACCCGTCAGCGTATTGCCGCTGATGGCTATGGTGCCAGTTGTGTAAATCATATTTTCTCCAGGCATAAAAAAACCCGCCGGAGCGGGTTAGAGATTGGGTTTTATCTGGAATGATACTTTTAGGGGGATATTTTTTTTCTGTTCTCCTGGCTTAAAGCGCCAGCGCAATATATCCATCATGACCTGTCGTTCAAAAACATCTTTCGGTCTGGCTTCAATGACACGGATATTTTCAGTATATCCAGAGTCATTAATGTCATAGAGCACCTGGACTTCTCCCTCTATGCGTAAAGCAGTTGCTCTTACAGGATAATTTATGCTGTTAGAAAGCGCTGCATTACTAATGATCATTGCCAATAACAACCAATATTTCATATATGCGCCTGTTAAAGGTTAGGTAGAATACCATACGGAATTCTGAGTCCATAAGGTTTGAGTGTTGAAGCCCATGTTTGTTGAAGCCGGTTCACCCACTGACATTGAAGAGTTCCATCAATAAATTTAAAAAATGGTCCTGAATACCCTGACACGGTTCCATCATCGGAAATGTTGCCGCCGGGAATCGAACTGACACATAACCAGACATTGGCTCCTATATATTGGGAATATACAGAATTGTCCAAATCAAAGTTTGGAGGTATATCAAAGAAACCCAGTATTCGCGGAATGCGTGCAGCCATCGCAGCGGACCATACTAATACACCTGCTGAGTTATAGACGTCCCGATAACCACTGATGACGGGCTGGTCACTACGTGTACGTGCCATTGAGCCAGCGGATGCAGTCATCCAGTCTGGACCACTAAAAAACATCTTCGCATTGTTGTTTGGTTTAAACCACCTGAGACTATCATCAAGGGGAACACTTGCATTCACAAACCCCATGTCTAATGAGTTTCCCAACTGGCAAGTGATATTGTAAAAACCAATATCGCTTATTGCAGTGTAATCGACAGTATCGAGGAAATACGTTCCCTTGTAATTAGAATCAATGACCAGCGCACCTGCTGAATTAAAAACCTGATATCCGCTCATAAGAAGGAATACATATCCAGTGTCAGGGTAACAGCGGCGGTGTAAGACGATAATCTGAATACACCAAAACTACCGTCAAATGCTCGCGCCGCAAAATTACCGGGAGTGAAATATGAAGTGCTGGCTGCTGATACAACAATAACAAAACTTCCAGAGAAAGTGAGACCCTGAAATACCCCTGAAACACTATTTGCATTCTCTGCCAGAAATACTGTTGTTCTGCCCAAATACCTGGAGTTGTAATCGCCAATATCAACCACCAGCTTACCATTGACATCCCAGCATTGAAGACCTCCGGGCATCTCTCCTCCCGTTTTTACCAGAGCCCGTCTCGGATTCGTAGAGTTCCGTTTGCGTCATATACCAGCCGTAAAGTACCTGTATCAACAACGCGACCGGAACCATTTGCAGCGTTGCGCTCAAACGTGCCATCTTTGCTCAGTCGCCAACCAGAACCGCCTGAGACAAAATTATTCGACTGAATATATGCCCCAATTTTTGCGTTAGTGATGGTCCCGTCCTGGATAAACGTGTCACGGATAAACGTCTGGCCGTTCTGAATAACAAACGGCAGTGTGACGGCTGAACCAGCCTGAGACATCACAGCGAAACGGTCAGCAAGGAAAATAACCTGTGACTGCATGCCTGACGGGGTGTTCTGGACACCCAGCCCCATCCCTGCCGCGTACTGCACGCCGTTCACATCCACGCCAACTTTGACGCTGTACATCGCGTTCAGGTTGCCGTTGATATCCGCTACTGCCTGGGCGTTAGTGATAATTGCCGCAGCCTGGCCGTTTACCGTGACGCTCAGTGAGTTGATTTTCGTCGCCGACGCCAGGCTGAAATCCGCCATCGCTTTCGAAAAATCAGTCACGTTTGATGTATTGCCACCAGCCGTGGCATCCAGCGCTTTCAGCGACTCGCTGAGTGCTTTCGTTGCATCGGCCATCACATTATCAACGCGATTAATGCCAGCCGCGTTGGCACCATACTGCGCACTCTGTTTTACCTGCTGGCTCACCTGCGCCAGTGTGTTCTGAATCAGTGCAATCGCCGTGTTTTGCACCCCACCAGCGGCGTTAGCCGTTTTCCCTGACAGTTCGTCGAAACGGGACGCGGTAGAACTGTCGAGGGTGGACACCGCCTGTGTGAGCTGGGTTACGTTAGCGGTATTATTCTCCGTCTGTGCCGTCAGCGTATCAACCGCTGTAGCGCGGGCTTGTGTCTCGTCAGCCAGCGCCTGCGTGAGCTGCGTTACCTGTGCCGCGTTCTGGTCGGTTTTCGCCTCCAGGCGCGTCACGTCCGTAACGCGGGCCTGTGTTTCGGTGGCGATCACCTCCCGCAACTGAGTGAACGAGGCACTGTTTGCGCCGTTCTGCGCCGACTGCCTCACCACCACATCAGCGATGGCCAGTGCGTTACCAATGATGGCTTCTGCCGTCTGCCGGTTCGCGCCCACTGCAGCCGCCAGTTGGTCGGCGTTTTGACTGACAACCTCTGCCAGTTCAGCAACCTTTTCACTGCTCTCCACGGCATTTTCAATCAGATCCTTGAACAGTTCGGTATCCTTGATCTGCTCAAGCACGGCATCAGTGATATCAGACACATCAACACTGGCCTGCCCTCTCACCCAGTCGGTGTAACCCGACTCGTTCCCGGTCCTGTCCACCAGTTGCGCGCGGTACCAGAAAACCTGCCCCGCCTTGAGGCCCATCTGCTGATATTTGCGTAGCGGATAAGGCACGTCCGCCAGTAAAACCGCATCATCAGTCGTACCCGTGGCGCTGTACTGAATTTCCGTTTTCAGCGTGTCGTCCGTGTTCGCAGGGAATCCCCAGTTCAGTTCAATACCGAAAACCACATTGTCTGATGCGGTGAAACCGACAGGTTTAGGCGGATTTCCCGTTTTCCCGGTCAGTGTTGTCTCGGTTGAATATCCCCAGCCTGAGGAAATTTCAGCCGCGTTAATAGCCCGCACCCGCGCGAGATAACGTCCGGTATAGATGGCTGGCACCTCAAACGACGCGGTAGAGCTGCGGGGTACGTTCACCCAGTCGCCATCGTTGCGTCGCCACTGGGCCTCATACGAAATAGCGTCTGGTGCCTGGTCCCAACTGACGCGCATTGTCTCCAGGCTGATCCCCTGATTCACAACGGCGTAGCTGGAAATGACGATATTCGAAGGTGCAGACTGATTGCCCGGTGGAATGACACTTACCGGGCGCTGATCGATAATCGCACCTGTATCGATACGAGCATATTTATCCGGGTCGTGTGCGGCACCCACGATGGTGAATGTGCCGTCGTCATTTTCCGTAACACTGACGACGCGGTACTGCTGGGCATAAAGCGAATCTGACTCAACCACCCACACCGCCTGGGCTTCTGGCGTTGTAGAGAACACCGTCGAAACGGTGACTTTATTACCGCTGACAGCCTGAATGGTTCGGTTCTGTGATGCACCTGTCGGCAGGTTCACCATGATGCGATCACCCGCCACGGCATCCGGCACACGGTCGAGCGTCAGTACCCGACCATTTACCGCGCTGATGCGGCCACCCGTTACTTTTCCAGCCAGGTCCCTGTCACTGACCGCAATGATGTATCCCGGCTGCGGGATATTCCCGTCGAGCCCGACAGAGAAGGTCACCACACGGTCTTTGTTATTGGTCAGAATGCCCCAGCGCCCCTTACGGTTTGCCTCGGATTGCCGGGTGCAGCCAATAGCTGTCAGTTCAAGCTGGTTAAAGCCAAAGCGACGCACCAGATCCTGTTCAAATACAGGTTCCATAGCATCGGAATACGCATTCGCAGGGTCTGAATATGAAACCAGCGCAGTGGTATAACGGGTTTTGGAGGTGCTGCTACTATAAACAAATTTAGTATCATCAATTATGCTGGCATTGGTATAGCTGTAATCGACATCACGTGGCATATCAGCCAGAGCAACAATCTGATTGCCGCCCCAGTACGTCATCCCCCGGAAAATAGCCGCAAAATCCCTCATGACTGTGTATGCGTC